CTGGAGAATACTATCCTTGGTCAAGACATCAAGCCACAACTAGTCTGTATCGACACCATCAGCGTTGTGAGCGTTACCACTCCCCACCCCACTACCCCCCCGCAGGCAACCACGAAACACAGCCATACACAGGCTCCCAGCTTGAAAACACCACAACAACAGTGCTACCCTCTAAGGGACACGTCCATCAAAACCAGGAAGGAACACCCCAGCGACCATGAAGAAACAACCCACCAAAACAAGCAACCTATTCACACCCACCGGTGAAGCAATCCCCTGGGAAGACGCAACCCGCGAAACCCCACTCAAACGCATCATGATCGCGCCGCTAAGGTTTATCTGCGGAATGCCACCGAAACGGGTATATAGATTTTTTATGGCTATTTGCGTCACAATCATGTCCGCGTGGACCATACTCGTCATCTGCGGGATAATCGACAAAAGAACAGTAACAACGTCACTCATGATGTCCGCCCCGTTCTTTATTGCCGCGATATACCTCACGCGCTCAAGCATATTTATTCAGAAATCAAATAAGATTCGTAGTTTCAATAAGCTAGTATGGGCTCAGTACTATGAACTGCTTATAGGAAAAGATGAAAACTACTTCTTCTCCCGATTTTCCCCTATTGGTATCCTAAGCGGGCATAAGGACAGTAAGTCAGCAAACCCTCTCCATAATTATGTGGACTTCGACCTCTCCACATACGCGGAACTAGCACGCGGCGCAAACAAAATGGAGTTCATGAACAACCCGCGTGTGACGGATGCTGTGTGCAGGATCCTCTATGCGGAGATGCAAGTTGATAAAGTAACCGCCTACGCACTAGAAATCCTGGGTACCGCGAAGAACACAGAAAAACCCACCACAGCTCAGTACCAAGCAATTATCACCCAGTACAAGACCATGCAAAACACCGCCATACTTGAACTAAAAGATCATGTTGAGCAGCAGAACCAAGAAACCCGTAGGCGCGAATACTTGAGGAATGCTATCACCGCGAGCCGAGCATAACCTCAGAGACCGCACCCTGCACCCAGTCAAAGAAAGGAGAGGAGAAAAACCCATGAAACTACACAAAAAACACGCCCCCGAAACAGACAAATACCACCCAGAAAACCTATTCAAACTCAACGGAGAAGGGCTCACATGGGAAGAGTATAAACAGAATGAGCGGGGAAATATTGCCCCTAAAATAGTGGGTGGCACCCAGCTAGTCTGGGCTTTCTTGAAGCGGTACCCTAAACGCTCTCTAGCGTCCTTGTGCATAATTGTCGGCATTGATCTCTTCTGTATCCAGATTCTAGATCCATTACTTTCTTTTGGGGTACTCGGCATATTAACTGCTGCAGTGTTCGCTTTTTTCTACTTTGGGTTGAACAACGGTGTGTTTTCATCACTATGTAACGCATTAAAACAATTTGCGTCGTCAAATAAATCTGATAGTGACAATGACATTCAAAACTCTAATGAGTTTTCTGTTGCTGGGTATATTAAAGATACTGGGAGGAAGATCAGGGATTTTTACGGTGAACTTGAATATCTAGAGGCACAAGAACGAAAATACAGGGAGCGGGGTGATAGTGATACGTACTACTTTTACTATAAAGAGGCTAGAGATATGCGCCTACCCTTAGAAGATAAAAGGCTGCCGATACTTCTTGGTAAACATGATCTGATCTTCGTCCCAGAAACGACACGGGGTGAGACTCTGAAACTAATGGCAGTCACAAGTGAGAATAATGCGGTGCAGTGGGATGAAATAATCGGTTTTAGGCACAGTATCGAAGGCGCAGCAACCTACAGTGCCACGCTCGACGCGACGAAACTACCCGAAACCATCACCGAAAACACCAGTAAACTATGCGATTTCATAGCGAAACCCGAGGTGCAGGAAACCCTCACCGCACGCATGTACGCGCACCAGCAAGCCAGTAAGGTACGCCGTGTAGCAGACGAAACCCTGCCCGACTGGACGACCAGCGACTCAGTACTACTTGACGACTACAAGCGCGTCAAGAAATGGTACATCAACTACAGGGACACGCTAACCGAAAAAATCTATGACCTCGCACAAGCACACGCACGCGACCTGCGGTTCGAAACAGACCGCAAAACCAGTCGGCGTGACGCAATAAGTGCCGCGCTCAGCTTTTAAACGAGAAGCAATAGGGAGTTAATGATGGGTAAAAATATGAAACTGCAAGACGTTCTACCAGCATGGCTCGTCACACGGAAGGGTGAGCCAGTGCTATACGGTGATAGGGTACACCCAAGAAAAGTAGGGCGGTGGTTCCGAAAATGTCTTGGTATCTATGGTGACTTATCGCATGGTATCTACGGTGATTTCTTTAATGACGAATGTTCCAATGAGGTGATTAAGGATATCCTAAAAGAGAGTGGTTTCTATACTCAACACCCAGAACTAGAATCCGAAGGGTTAGTATTCAGTTACGACCCTAAAGAAAACATCAAGCATCAGATATTTGTTTCTGTTAGGGGTACTACCTTAATCAAGGTGTGTAAGGGTGAGTTGATTTATTCAATTCCTAATGGTATTCGCTTATCCTTAACAAAGGACGAACGTATTCTATTAACTAAGTCCTTAAATACTTTAATGAGTGTCGGTAAGTACAAGTATGTTTTTAACTATATAGGTACTGTAAGTAACTGGTATATATCTTCAGAAATCTGTAGGTTCTGTACTATTTACGGTGACACTTACATCAATAGTAAGTCTTATCGTCCTAAGCTTGTTGCTAATCCTAAGAAGTACAACAACTAGGTGTTTATCCTAGTTGTATTTTATCTCTTAAAGGCGCTTGCAACTAAACTAAAAGTTTGGTAAACTATTAGTATAGGTTATTTTGTAGAGTAGTAGCCTATGGACTATATAACAACCTTGGGGGTATCTGACGCCCCTCGAAGCACCCTTAGCACAACAGGACAGTGCAGAGGACTTCTAATCCTCCGATACTGGTTCGAGTCCAGTAGGGTGCATAAGCCAACCTATGGGTATTCAGTCTAATCAACTGTGATGCACGAGACAGAGCTTACACTATTAAGTACATCGGGCTTGGTTAAGGGTGATTCCTTATTAGGGTTTAGAATGATGTGGCTGATAGTGATTCAGTACCTTTAGCTCAAGTGGTCAGAGCTCTCGGCTCATAACCGAGTCACCGCAGGTTCGAGTCCTGCAAGGTACATAACTAAAAGGAAGTGGAGTATCTAATGGATAATTATTTAAATGATGGTGGTACTTACCTACAAAGAATGAACAAAACAGCTGACTCAAAATTTGAAGTAGTTAAACCATTTCTTGGTAAAGGAGTTAATATCCTTGATTTTGGTTCAGGTATTTCGTCTAAGTTCATATCTGAGGTAGTTTCAACTGGTGCTAACTATTATGCATACGACATTTCTTTAACCGTCCAGACCGAGTTATATCGCATGGGGGTATCGGTCTTGACTAAGAGTGACTTGTTAGAGCAAACCATTCAGTTTGATGTTATTTATTTATCTAGTGTTTTCCACGAGATTATGAGTTATCTTAACCGTCAAGAGCGCACAGAAACTATCTCAATGCTTGTCGGTGCTTTAAAACAAGGTGGCTCTTTAGTTATTCGTGATTGGGCAAACTCAGATGAGTCGGAATCTTTTACTCTACAGCCTGCATCAGTTCAAGCTAAAGAAGAGATAGACATTTGGGTTAACGAACTTCAACGAAATTCAATCATTGGTAACGTTGAGGTAAACGAAGACGGCTCTATCGTAACTAGCGTAAAAGACGCTTATGAGATTATCTTTCATACAGTTTGGGGTTTAGGCTCTCTAAGTCGTGAGTCAAAAGAACAGTATAGTATTACTGGTGCACTGCATAAGTGGATTCTTTCTCCTTGGAAGGACTACTTAGAATTGCAGAATAGTTACACATCTAGGGACGATAGTTATCTAGCTTACTTACAGAAGTATTTCAAGTTGGATTCAGTTCCCTTTGACACGAAACGTGTCTGTATATTTAGAAAGAAGTAGGGGTATCATCATGGTAAAATGCCTAAGAAACATTCTTAGCCTGTACACCTGTTGGAGTCCAATCTTATCCTTACCCACTTGGATTCTTGTGGGTATGGCAACAGTTGGTATCTTTGATGTTAAGTATGTGTTAATCCCCACTTACATAGTGTTGATTCTTACTTGGTTCTTTGTTACAGTTTACTTTCATTCTTATTCATCTTTGTCTGAGAATTTCGATAAGAAGTTAGGAGTAGGCTTAACTGTTTACAACACTGTTGGTTTGGTAGTTTTAGTTTATTTGGTTATCGTATATAATGGGGTATTTCTAGAAGCCATGACACCACCAATTTGGAAGTAAAGGAGTATTTTATGCACAACTTTCACGTAAGCTTATTAGCTAATCTTAGTTTTCTAGCGCCAATAGATACTAGTTTACATGCCAGTCTATTCAGGGAAATCCTGAGCAAAGAGGGTATCTATTCTAAAGAACTAATATCAGTATCACTAAATCCTATTCTGGGCTCTAATGCTAAGAACCAACAAGGATACAGGAAAAATGAGTTTTTATACTCTCTTGTAATTACTGGTTCAGCTATGGCTAATACTTCTTTGAAACTAGGCAAATTTTTGTATCAAACGCTTAACGAATTTACAGAAAATTACGCTCGTTCTTACTTCCTGTATAGTATGTATGTCGAAAGAGAGGATAAGAAAGATTTCTGCTCTCAATCTGCTCAAGAAAGGGTATTCCATGTCTAATTACACTAAATACGACGGTTCTGTTATCAAGGTTGACGCTCAGACAGAGCAAGTTTACCTACTATGGGTTAAAATCATTCAAGAGTTCGCTCATTTCCGTAACTCAGGTCGCTTTCCTTTTTGGTCTTGTGGTGAGTATCTTCGTAGAAGCGACTTCCCTAGCACTAATGTAGGCTTTAAACGATTCTTAAAGTACACTATGCCACGTCAGTATGACCTTTACTGTACTGAGAAGTTTAAAGCTAGGGTAATGAGTCAGCTAATCGAAGAATTGTGTCGAAATACATAGGAGTTATAGATGTCAGAAAAATATGTAAAAAACGAAGAATTACTTCACCCAGAACGTTACATGCAAAACAAAATTGAGTCTTGGGACTTCACTTTGTATTCGCTTTTCCCTCACACTATCGCAACGGTAGTTGAGTATGTAATCCGTTACAAACATAAAGGTGGTTTACAGGATTTAGAAAAAGCAATCAACTGGTCAAAGAAAGCTAGCGAGTCTTATGGGTACATTAAATTATGTGCGCCGAGGGTATCTAGCCGTGAGCAGTACTGTAATTTAGTCCCACTGGTAACGGAATCTAACTTCCCAGACTTGTCTTGGACTCAGATTTTGGTATTGCGTAGAGCTCAAATGTTGACAGCCGACCTCGAAGATGAGGGTAAGTTTGATGAACACATCGCTCGCATTATTGAGTTGTTAGAGGTTTTGGTAGATTTAGAGAAACAGCGTCTTGAAGCTGAAGAGGGTATCAACAATGATTTCTTGGAAAAGTAAGTTAAAAGTCTTATATAAATCTATCATTGTCGAGTTTATCCTTATTGCAACTTTAGGGTATCTATCTACAATACAGCAACCTTGGGTTTTACAATCTATAGAAGAGCACTTTGCTGAAAGTATATTATTAGTAATGTGCTTTGAATTAGCTATCATCTTCTTTTCTTTCAATTATAAAGAAAAGCAAAGTGTATTTCAACAAGCAACATTCACTATGGAACAAATCTTCCAAATAGTGTTGACTGACTATTATCGTCGTGCAGTTGCTTTAGACGGAAAGAAGGTTGACCATGCAATTTAGTACATTTATTACAGTAGTTGTTTATCTGCTTATGTTTAGGCTTACATTTGGTTCTATTTTACTTGTAATTACTAAACTTCTCTTTAAAGATGAGCCTAAACTTATGTCTAAAGGTTTTGACAGATATTTATCTAGAAAATTTGCTTATAAGATGGTCTTAACCTTGTCTTATGTTATCGTTATAAGCGTAGTCAGTTCATTGAACTATCCTGTCCAACAATCTTTATGGTTAGTGGGTATGCTCATTTTAATAGAGTTAACGGTCTTTATCTATTATGAGTTGCCAGGATATTGGTACTCAGAACTGAAAGAAGGTCTTGGTAACTGGCGTTGGTTAGTTGTATAGGGGGTAGTTTGGTGGTAGAAGTTTTATTTTGGGTTGTCTTGATTGCTTATATTTTGTATGTCAGTCAAGTAGTTATCAGTTTGATTTATTGGAGTTTATGCCTAGCTCCTTGGGTTATCACATTTAAGAAACCTACAACAATGGGTGTTAGGTCTGTAATTAGGTTAGATTTAATGTCTAACATAGCAAGATTGCTTTGGTGTTCTAGTTATCCCTTGTTTCTCTTATGGGGAAGTATCTCTATTGATGACTACACTACTGGAGTAGCTTTTATCTTATTCCTTTTTGCTATACTATCTTCCCTTAGATTTGCTTTAAGGGATGGTAAAACCTTAGATAAAGACTATGAAGAGGTTATGCCAGACTTCTCAAAATACTTTAATTACGGTTTGTTTAGCTATTATCGTTTTGTTAGGGGGTATCTAAATGTCAAACATTAAAATAAGATTCACAGTTCTAAAATCAAGTTTAGCAACAAGTTTTGTAATCTTTATATTTCTAACTACATTATCCTATATCTCTAGGTCATTGTATGATACTTTGCAGTTAAGTGTTCCTTATGAGTATATCTTTTTAGCAATTCTAGTCTTAATGGTAGCATCTTCGATGTCTATAATACTAAATTTATTTTACATACTTATCTCTGAACCTTTCAGAAGTGTGGAAGAGACCTGTGATTCTCTAGAATTACTGGAGTACTATCTAGACAGACTTTTTCGTTTCACTAACCCAAAAGAGTATGCTAGAGCAGTTGAACTGGGGTTGAGGTAGTTTATAAAATGGCTAAAACATCTTATTACGCTATTAAGAATACTAAACAAGTAGTTACTACTTGGGAAGAATGCAAGGGTATCGTAAACGGAATGCCTAAAGCACAGTTTAAGAAGTTCTCCACTAGGGCAGAGGCTCAATCCTTTATCGACGGTAAGGTTGCTAATGTTAAAGAACCCAGAATAATTCCTTATCAAAATGAGCAAGGTATTGGTGGTACAATTCGCTTGATTGAGGATACTGACCCGTTCAGCCTTAACTTACACGGTACAGTTTTTGTGGTAGATGGCTCATTTAATGCAAAGACTGGTGTCTATGGTGGGGGTGTTGCAGTGTATGACAGCAATAAGAACTTACTTGACACTAGACGAATCAGTGGTAACAAACCAGAGTTTGCTCAATCTCGCAACGTAGCAGGTGAGGTCATGGCTTATGCAACGGCTATTTCTGTGGCAGTTGAGCGTAGGTTATCTTCTCTAACGGTAGTCTGTGACTATGAGGGTATCGTTCGGTGGTCAGCTCCTAAATCTGTAGTAGTCCGAGGTCAAGCTTGTTGGGGTAGTGGTGGTGATACTCCTATCTCAGATTATATTAGACGTGTTCTAAGCTATGCAAAATCTCATGGAATTAGCCATATTCACTTATTATGGGTTCGAAGTCACACTGGTGTAAAGGTTAATGATTTGGTAGATCAGCTAGCAAAAGAAGCCGTTGGTATCTAGTATTATTGAGTTTATTTCTCTATAGAAATAGAAGCAGGGTTGTTTGACCTTGCTTTTTCAGTAGGCAAATTAACTTACCTAAGTCTTTATAGTTTTACTAGTCTTTGTTAGACTATGGTGCTGAGAATTATCTTTAAGACACCATAACTATAAACTATTATTAAAGGAGAAACTTCAATGAAGTTTAGAGACAAAAAAGAATTTTATTCCCTCAGAAAGTACAAAGGTATCGGATTAGCGTCTGCATTAGTAGGTTTAGCTTTTCTATCTCCTAGTGTTATGGCTGAGGAGGTTGCAACTCCTATCACAGCTACAGGTGATGTTAGTGTTGTAAGTTCCACACCAGAGAATGATAAGGTATCTGAAACTTCTGAAAATACAGGTGTTGCTACTACAACTTCTGCACCAGAAGTTGCTAAGGAAGAGTCTGTAGCTAATGAAACTGTAGTATCTGAAGAAAGTTCAAAACCAGCAGAAACTGACAAACCTGTAGATATTTCAACTCCTGTTGTTGAAGATTTACCGAAGGTTGAAGATTTACCTAAGGTTGAATCACCTAAACTAGAAGAAGCGCCTATTGAAAAGCAAACAACTGAGGGTACTCTTACTGATAGGTCTAACGAACCTACAGTTACCGAATCCAACCAACCAACTCGTTCTAGACGTGGTAAGCGTGATGTTTCAGGTTCTTCAACTCCAATAAGGACTTACTATTCTAACACAGAATATGTTACAACTGATTCCTCAAATATACAAGAGGTTACTAAAATTGATTACACAACCTCACAAAACCCTTCCCCTGCTGAGGCAGACAAGGGTATTTACAACAATCAGATTGAAAGTATAGAGCAGTTACCTACTAACACTCCTAAAGCTTATCGTTTTAGGATAAAACTTAAGGATGGTGAAAGCATACCAGATGGAGGTAGATTACTATTATCTTCTTTAGGTTTAAAAGAGCCTGTATCTACTGATTTGTTTATCGGTACAGATAAAATAGGCTCTATAAAATCTGTTTCTACATATACTAATCCAGAATCTATTACTGCACGTCTTGAAAAAGTTAAAGATATAGATTCTTACATAGCTTTGTTTGAATCTATGAAATCTACAGACCAACCCTTAAGTAGTGTATTTCTTGAGTTTAATAAGAACTTCTCTAGGTACAACAAGAACCGTGTGGTTGAGTTCGAGTTAAGTTGGAACAAATATAATGTAGTATCTCACTTAACTAAAAGTAAAGAATCTGCAAAATACGTAATTACAGACACTAAAGGTGTAGATCATTCTACAGAAAAAGAGCTTAAAGGGTATCTATTAAATCCTTATGATAACAAGGCTATAACTGTAGGAACTACTGTAAATACTGTTCAGCTTGACAATCCTCCTCAAACATTTGACTATTACAACAACTTAACGTTATCTACAGGTTGGGTTGGTGTTACTAAGCCTTATTACTTTGACGAGTTTTATATCTCTGCACCTAAACAGTTTGAGGTATTTAACCGGGATTTATCTTCTAGCCCCACTGTAGGTCATGCAAAGGATACATTTAAGTTTGAGGTGCCAGAAAACTCACTGTTTGCTACAACGGGGTATAATGTTGGTGATGTTGTAGAGTTAACCGGAACAGATTTTACATCGCCAAAAGAGAGTGCTATTCCCGACCGTTTTACAAACTCAGATAAATTTGTTACTACAACAACTGGTAAGAGTAAGAGTCGTAAAATCAAGGTAAGTTTCCAGCTTGTAGAGAAAACGGATAGAAGCTACACTTGGAAGTTAGTTAATGACCTTGTGTTAGAAAATTCACAACTATTCCTAGACGTAAGGGAACTCTTCCCATTTGAACCTCACAGAGATTGGATGAAACGTTTTGGGGAAACTAAGTTAAAAGAGTTCTTGTCAGGAACCTCTCGTGATGGTAGTCCTTACTTAACTAATAACCAGTTGCAAAGTACGCTTACTACAAATATTGGTGGGGTTGAGAAGTCCTCTAAAGGTAAAGGAGAGATCCATAAAAACGTAAATATCCTATTCGGTGAGGCAACTACTGGCTCAGTGAAAGTGGTGCATAAAACAGATGCTGGTGTTACACTAAAAGAAGAGGTAGTAGCTACAAACAAACCTTGGTATACACCTATCAATCTAGACCCAGCTACCTTTGATGGGTATCAATTTGTATCTTCTTCTGAAACTTTATCAACTTTGGTTGGTCAAGGAGATAGAACTATCGAGTTGATTTACGCAAAACCTAGTGAAACTGTGGAAAGAGATTATCTCCCAACTAAGTATATCGTAGATAATACTAAAGATGGAACATATAGAAATATTGTTGAAGGTAGTCCAACAGTCACTACAGTTCGTAAAGAGTATATTTACTCGCCAATTACAAGAACTTCTACTCCTAAGTATACAACTACTAAAGTAGAAGGTAAACCTATGGTTGTTACTATCGGTTCAAAACCAACAACAGAAGTAATTTATCAAGACTTCACTACTCGTTATGTCGAAGACCCTACTCGTACAGCAGGTGAGAAGTTCACAGAAACTGAGGGTGTCCGTGGTACTACCACAGTTGAGACAACTTACTCAGTCAACAAAGAAACTGGAGTAGTAACTCCAACTAAAGGTCAACCAGTAGTTGTAGCACCTCGTAACGCAGTGGTCAAGGTGGGTACTAAACCAACTGTAATTGAGACTACAATCCCCGTAACAACTACTTACAAAGCCGATAATTCTCTTGATTTTGGTAAAGAGGTAGTTGAATCTCAAGGTCAAGCAGGTACCCGAACCGTTACAACTCCTAAAGTATTGAACACACAAGACGGTACAGTATCTAATGGTCAGCCAACTACTAAAGAAACTCCAATGACTCCTAAGGTTGTCAAGAAGGGAACTAAACCTACTGCAACAGAAAAACCAATCAACTTCATTACGGTTTATGAGGCTGATAAGACTAAAGAGAATGGTGTTCGCACTGACAAGGTAGTAGGTGTTCAAGGTAAGGTTATTACTACAACTACTTATACACTTAACGAATCTACTGGTATTGTTACTGTAAATACTCCTACTGAACGTAGAGAAGAGCCAACCAACAAAGTAGTCTTAGTGGGTACTAAACCTAAAGAAGTAGTCCAAGACATTGCAATCACAACTAAATACATTGAAGACTCCACTCTTGAAGCAGGTAAAGAAGTTGAAGTTGAAAAAGGTTCTGCAGGTCGTACTGTTACAACTACGACTTATATGCTCAATACGGTAGACGGTACGGTAACTGCAAATAAACCAACTGTAGAAACTACCCCAATGGTTCAACGTGTGGTTAAAGTGGGTATCAAACCTAAAGTTGTTGAGACTCCAGTAAACTTTACAACTCGTTACGAGCGTGATGATACTGCTGAAGCAGGTAAAAAGACTACAACAGTTACGGGTGTAAATGGTAAAGTTACTACAACTACAACTTATACTTTGAGTCCTACAACTGGTAAAGTTACTGAAAATACTACATCTGTAAAAGAAGAGCCCACAACTGAAGTAGTTAAAGTCGGTACAAAACCAAAAGTAGTGGTAGAGACTTGGAGAGTTCTTCCTCGTTACCAAGAAGACCCTACTAAGTCAGCTGGCTCTAAGGTAACCTTGGTAGAAGGTTCTGATGGTATTAAGACTACAACAACTCCGTATGAATTAAATACCTCAGACGGCTCTGTTACCGAAGGTGCCGCTACTGTAAAAATAATCCAACCTAACGTAAAAGTTATCGGTGTGGGTACTAAGCCAAAAGTATCTGTTACTAACATCCCTTACACAGTAGGTTATGAGGCTAATCCAGAAGCCGAAGCTGGGGTATCTTCAACTAAAGTTGCAGGTGTTGACGGTAAAGTAACTACTACAACAACTTACACACTTAATCCTAAAAATGGTGAAGTTACCCCAAATGAACCAACTTCAGTAAGAACTGAACCAGTTAACGAAGTAATTTCCGTTGGTTCTAAATCTAACACCTTTGTAGTAGAACAAGATTACGAAGTTTCTTATGTTGAAGACACTAGCAAAGAAGTCGGATTCAAAGAAGTTCGTACTAAGGGTACTAAAGGAAGCACAACCTACACTACTACTTATAGCGTAGATCCTAAGACTGGTGAAGTAAGTTCTAAAGAATTAGAACCTAAAGTAGTTGCTCCAAAAGATGAAGTTGTTGTTCTTGGTACTAAGCCTAGCGTAGTTGTAACAACTATTCCTAAAACTGTTCGCTATGTGAAAGACCTCGAAAAAGAAAAAGGTGTAACTACAGTTTCTGTAGAAGGTTCTGATGGTTCCATTACAACTACAACAACCTACACAGTTAACTCTTACACAGGAGATGTTTCTCCAAATACACCAACTTCTGTAAAAGTCCCAGCGGTAGATAAGGTAGTCATGGTCGGTGCTAAAACAGAGGTTGTACATTCTAAGGACGATAAAGGTCGAGATGTTATCAATACAACAACTTACTCAGTTAATCCAAAAACTGGTCAGGTAACTCCAACAACAGTTCGTACTTACGGTACAACAAAAGAACCTACGGTTGAAATTAGGGTAGTACCTGCTCCAGTACGTTACGAAAAAGACTCTTCTAAGGGTAAAGGAACTCCATCTGTAACAGAAAAGGGTATCGACGGAGAAGAAACTATCACTACCACTTATGTAGTTGACAAGACTACTGGTAAGATTACAGTAGTTGTTGGTAAACCTGTTCGTACCAAAGAACCTAAAGAAACAGTTGTTAAAGTTCCAGCCAAAGATAAGGTAGTTGTAACTCCTATCGAATCTACTGTAGTGTATGTAAAAGACCCTACAAGAACTGTAGGTGAGCCTAATGTAACTATTCCAGGTTCTAATGGATCTAAAACTGTAACATCTACTTACACAGTAAATCCTAAGACAGGCGAAATTACTGAGACTGTTGGTACTCCAGTAGTTAAACCTGCAAAAGATACTATCATTAAAGTAGCGTCTAAAAACAAAGTAGAGTATTACAGGAATATGGGTAGCGTTATCCGACGTACAACTTCTTACACTGTTAATCCTAAGACTGGTGCAGTTACACCTGTAACTCCAGTTAAAGAAGAACTTGTTTCTAGCGTTCCTAACGATGCTCCTGTAGTAGACCTTCCAGAGTACACTGAGCCTATCGGTACTACACCGAACGTTGCTCCAGTACTAGATATTCCAGAATTCACTGGTGGTGTTAATCCTTACGATGCACCTCAAGTCGAAAAACCAGAGTTTAAGGGTGGTGTCACTCCTAACGATGCTCCTGTACACGAGTTGCCAGAATTCAAAGGAGGGGTAGTTCCTAACGATGCACCTGTCCTAGAACTTCCAGAGTTAAAAGTTCCTGAAGAGCCTGCTAAACCTCAACCTACTAATGTAGGTGGTAAGGTTAAAGAAGCTACTCAAACTTCAACTCAAGAACCAGTTCAAGAAGCTCAACTTCCGAACACTGGTGGTGGAGATAGTGCTAAAGCATCTGCATTTGGTATTATATCTCTTCTAGCAGGCTTGGGTATCGCATCTCGCAAGCGTAAGGAAGACTAATATGCAACTAAGAGAGCAAAATCTTGCTCTCTTTTTGCTTGCTTTTTGGTATCAGGTATGGTAAAATAGGTCTTGTAGTAGTTATTAGACTTCTACTGAATCACCAGTTTTTACGGTTTTGGTGTTTCATTTTTTCTCCATTGGGGTGGTAGTCCTAGCGTGAGGACTGTTTGGGGGTAGCGATGCTCCCCACCTCTTTATGCAGAGATTAGAATGTTCCTCTGCATAAGAAAGCATAATCATTTAATTGGTTAGGGCACTACCGTTGGAAGGTAGCTTACTTATATGAGAGAGTAAGTAAGTTTGGGTTCGATTCCCTTTGTCCTAGTATTATTGTAGGAAGGTTGGGGTATCCATGACAGTTAACTCTTTTGAAGAATTTAAGAAACTAGTTAAGGTTGGTACTTTCTTAAAGGTAACTAACTACGGACTCAAAGAAGAGAGAGTCATGAAAGTCCTACACACTAACAGAGAGGGTATTACATTAGAACACCCTATCTCTAAAGAAAAGTACGACTGGTATCTAAGCAAAGGTAGTGACAAAGTTCATGTCCGTCAAATTCTTATCGGTATGTTTCATTATATCGAGTCTAAACTGTACTGGCAACCAGAGTATAACCTAAAAGTAGAAGATGGTGTCTGTGAGTTCCTATCCTATGCTCGAGAGGAGTCTCCTTTTAATATCCATTACGAGGGTATGCCTTTAAACTTACCGTTTTCTGAAATCCCAGCTGGTCAGCCTTGGCTTAAGTTGGAGATAGTGGAGTAGTAGTTCTAGTTATCGAATAGATTATTGCTAGAGAGGTATCTAACTTAGCAAAATTTCTGCTTTTGCAGGTTTTCGCTCAAATTTTAATTATCTATTTAGTCTATCTAATTAGGCTAAATTTTTTGCCCTAATCTATCGCTAATTTCTGCCTAATGTGCAGAATAATTTCTGCTAAAATAGAAACCTTTATACTTGGTTTAGTTGTATTGGGTGGGAGTTAGTTATTTATTATTTTAGAGGGGAGTTCCTATGACTTACAAAGAAGCACTCTTAGCTTTTATTAACGAGCTAAAAGAAAGAACAAAGCCTAACGAAGAATTACACTTTTACTACAAACAAATCGAGAAGACGCTTGATTTTGAACCTAATGCTGATGATAGGTTCTTGAACTTCTATACTGACATATTATTTAAGGAATTAACTAACCTAAAAGAAGGTAGTGACTTAGAGAATGCCATAAACATCTTGTATAGCACTAACGAAAAGGTATGTAATCTTCAGCTCGCTCTAGTAAGGGGGTATTGACTTTAAGTCTTAATTGTGCTAAAATAGGTTTATCTTAAAACTTAAAAGGAAAACTTATGTACACATTAGAAATCAAGTTAGATTCTAGGGGGTATGAGACTGCCCTAGAAAAACGTTTTTGGCTCTTATATAAACTTAAACGTGCAACAATCCAATGGTTCAATACTCAGGAACACCGTAGAGTGACTTCTGAAGAATATTTAGAGTTGGCTCAAACCTTTAAAGAATATAAGGAGTCTTGCGACACCCTTACCAAAGAAGAACGTAAATTGCGTGACAAGGAGTTCATCAAGTTGTGGTCTGACCTGAATAAGTCATTCAAACTGGATTCAGGTAAGTTCGTAAAATACACTGATTTAGGTCAGGCTAGTAACATGTTCCAACGCTATGCGTCCGAGGGGTATGTAAACTGGTCTAGCTTTGAGGGTATTGCCGTAGACGTAAAAGCAGGTTACTTAAAACGTAGGAGCCAGTCTGACTCCACTAATTACATGAAGATACCTCCTTATCGTACATTTAACGGTTTCATCGTTCGTAAGCGTAATACTCACGTTAGTCGAAAGGGTATCTACTTAGGTGCGAGTCGTGGACCTGAACGAGAGAGAGGATTTTTCTTACCATTTGACTTCTCTGCTAACAAAGGAAAAGACATTGCCCTCGCATACGCTTTATCCGAACAAAAGATGTCCTATTGGGGTATCTACCGTAAGTTTGACAAACATGGTAGAGCGCACTATTTTGCTCAAATCATTTTCGACGGAGAACCTTACAATGTTAACCGTATTACAGGTAAAGGAAAGGTAACTCTTAGTGTTGACGTAGACAAATTGGCATTAGTTGCTGAAAATGGGGACCAGCGCCTTGAATTTGACCTTGGTAAGTACTCTTATGTAGCAGATGAACTATCTCGCCTAGACCGTAAGATTGAAAATTCTCGTAGATTGAACAATCCTCAGAACTTTAATCCAGATGGTACTATTAAGTCAGGTACTCGTTTGGCATGGAACAACTCTAAGAACTACTATAAGTTGCTAGGTAGAAAACGCTACATTTGGCATAAAGTTACCCAGACTCGTAAAAACTTCTATGGTTTCGTTGCTAATGCCTTGCTCTCTATGGGAGATGAGTTTGAAATCCACAAACAGGACTTCAAATCACTTCAAGAGCGTATCAAGTATAACAAAGAAACTATGTCTTGGACTCAATCACGTCGCTCACGTGGTGCCGAGATTATGTTCAATGCCCCTAATGAGTTTATCACTATTCTAAATACCAAACTCGCCTACAATGGGGTATCACCTGTCATTGTTATCAAAAAATAAGTTACACTTCACTAGGTAGGGTTCTTCATGACTATTGCAACCCTACCTAAGTTAGTGTAAACTAGTATTATAGTTGTTAGGGGGTAAAGTAGTTTCAAGTAAAGGATAAACTGTAGTAAAGTTTTATCATAGCTTACCACTTTTATTTTCGTTATTTCAGCAAGCATTCTTTTAGGGTGTTATCTTTACTTGATTGGTAAGATGAAGTGGGTGTTTGGTTATCTTTATTTTAGTAGTATAAGATAAACCTCAAAAAAGTTGGAGGGGGTTAATTATGCAAAAGCGTAAGTTTACAGTAGTATCTCAGTTACATTCAAAGAATAACGAAGATTTGATTGAGTATCTTGAAAGTTCTCGTAAAGATTACGCTAGAGCTTATCGAGAGACCTACCACACTTTCAAGAACTCTACAAAGTTCGATAAGTCTAGATATAATACTTATCTACAGAATAAGTATGGAATTACTACTCGTACTGCTAACTCCATCATTTTAGATGCTACTGGTAGGTACAATGCTATAAAAGCTCTTAAGAAGTATGAGTTACAACAAGCTAAATATAAATTAAGTTACCTTGTAGATAAAGTAATACCTAATTTAGAGTGTAAACGGCAGAAGTATGTAGAAAATCTCAACAAAAGGGAACTTATCAGCTTAGTTCAGTATCGTAATCTAAAATTAAAACTCTTTTCTAAAAAGGTCAAAGCAAATAAATTACGTCAGCGTATTGAAAACCTTGAATGGCAATTATCTACGGGTAAGTTTCGTATTTGTTTTGGCACAAAACGTTTGTTAAAAATGAATTATAATGCTTTTGTAGAGCATAGGGATAGCCAATTGTCTTATACAGGTTCTAAAGATGAAACATCGGGAAATCAACTGCTTCAATTACGGTTTAGTCCTAAACTTAATCAGTTTCTTTTTCAACTCAGAAAAGACTTTGGTGGTTATAAGAATGTTCGTGGTTCTTATGTATATGGTAGAGTTTACTTCAATCATCACAAAAAGAAGATTCTTAATATTCTTTCTACTGGCTCAAGTCCTTTGTCTTATCGTTTTATTAAGCGAAATAGCAGGTGGTATCTCTATTGCACTTTTGAGATTGTGGTAGAAGACCATCAATTTGTAACAACTGATAGCTATGGAACTCTTGGGTTAGATTTTAATAAAGGTTTTATAACTTTATCCGAAACTAACAAGTATGGTCATTTAGTGTCAACTAATTTCTTTCCTTATAGATTCAAGAGTGGGCATGCTACCAAAACTGATCTAGAGTCTATTGTAAATAAGGTGGTATCCTATGCTAGTGAAATTGGTAAAGATGTCTGTATAGAAGGTCTTGACTTTAAACAGACTAGGTCTAAGGTTGAGTCCAAACAAGGTAAGAAGTACAATGAAATGTTACACTCCTTGGCTTATTCAACTTTCATGCAGTTAGTTGAGAATATAGCGTTTCGTAACCTAGTTTATGTTAAGAAAGTTAATCCAGCATGGACAAGTTGGATTGCTAACAAGAAATATTGTCGTCCAATGAAATTAAATATTCATATAGGAGCATCTTATGTGATTGCTCGTAGAGGTCAAGGTTTTGTAGATACTGTATAAATCTACACTTTCGTCCGCTCATAAATGTATAGAACGCAAGACAGTTCAGCATTTCCCTAAGTGGTTTAGAATGATTAGAAGTACAATCAACAATATGGTTTGTGTAGTTATGCTGAAAATCGTTGAGGTTGTATGGAATAGGTTAACCGTAAGACCTTAAGTTGAAAAACTTTAAAATTAATCTCAGGTAAATTACTTTGAGTTACGGTGTTCACGCTCCTTTGGTTAAGGCTAAGAATAACCTTATATTGGGGCGAAACTACGGTAAGAGTCCATTGGTATGGGGTTGATTGTATAGATTTACTTGTGAATTTGAGGATGTCTAGCCTTTTACTGTAGTTCTGTTTGTACTGGTAGTGAAATACAGTAGAGATTGTGAATAAACTTAAGAAAGTTTAGTACATATCTATTTTTACAGGTTGTAACAATCAGCAATATAAGTAATTTATTTACTTAGTTTTGATGCAAGATTTGTACTGGTAGTGAAACAGATACATTACTACTGATTTGTGTTACGGTGTTTTTGTTACAGTTCTGTTTGTACTTGCAGTGAAGCAGAAAACATTCTATAGTTCTGTTTGTAGACTACGCTTAAATCATAGTAGTGAAATGGTGGGATACTTAGGATTTTCTATATCTTACTAAGTAAGTGAAATTAAATTTGATCTCCAAAAATTAAATTTTGAACTCCGAATACTTATGTTGTGAAGTAAGATTCGGTTAAATGTGTTTATTTTAGTGCTAATTTACGAAAATTAGTAGTGATGTAAACGTATAGGGTATGTTCACGTACCTGTGTGGTTTATTCTACACGAACACTCTTACAATGAGACGAATCCAAGGAAAGACTCTTCGTGTTAGGGTACTATAGTTAAATAAATTTACTTTAAGTTTTGTGAAATAAGCTATACTTACGGATTAGTAATTATTGTATCTTAACGTGAAGTAAGCTATATTTACGGAATGATGTTTTGTAAATCAAAACTGCACCTGTGGTTGGTAGCAGACATTCAATACTTTTCGAAGTAGAGTGTTGAGTGTCTGGTGCTAATCATTAAAGGTTATCACTAAGAAAACTTTGAGGTGCAATAACATGTACGAAAATGAAAATTACAAGGAGTTCAAGAAGGAACTTCCCGAAATTCCTAAAGGTGTTAAGAAAGGTGCTTACATTTTCTTAATCTTCCTATCTCTGGCTCTGTTTAGGGTACTAGCTATTAAGCGAATCCCTGCAAACACTGTAGGTGTTAAGGTAAGTGCCTTTGGTGGAGTTCAAGACACTACTCTCCAGACAGGCTATCATTTTCAGATTCCGTTCGTAGACAAGGTTTATATGCTCCCAACGTCTGTACAGACTAAAACAATGGAGAAAATCACGACTCAGACAAAAGACGGTCAGTGGTTGAATACTAACATTGACGTTAAGTATCGTGTAAACAAAGAAAAGGCGATGACGGTTTTCTCTAACTACACTACTTTGGATACTGTAAATGATAGTGTAGTATCTCCAGCGGTGCAAAGGGCAATTGAGTCCGTTACAGGTAACTATGATATCTACGATATCTTAGGTAACAAACGGACTGAGGTCTACGAAATGATTGATAAGGCTCTCAAAGAGAAGTTCGAATCTTACGATTTGGAATTCGTTTCCTTTACAATCACGGACCAGGATGCAGGGGACGAGATTGAAGCAGCTATCAAAAATGAGAGCGTCAAGCAGAAAGAAATTGATACTGCTAAACAGGAGAAAGCCAAAGCTGAGGTAGAGGCTGAGACTAAGAAAGTCCAAGCTCAAGCTGAAGCAAACAATGCAGTAATCAAAGCTGAAGGTGAAGCCAAGGCTAACAAAGTGAAGTCTGATTCCATCACTGACAACCTCATTCGTATGAAAGAGGCAGAGGCGAGGGAAAAGCACGGTTGGGTGACTGTCAACGGTGCAGGTGGAGTTATTACAAACTCTGGGCAGTAAGCCTGCTTAGGGGTATCAGAAACTCTATTATAGGTAACATTTTTTATGTTTTTACCTTTGGTGTTAGCACTTTAATAGGTGCTAATATCGTATGCACATTCTTAAGTGTGCAGAAAGTCGTCTAAAGAACTGACTTGATTTTTCCTTTCGGCATAAGTGCTTTCATCGGCGCTTGTGTTATAGGTGGGTATCGAATAGCCACCGAGTCTTGCGTTTTAAACACGTTTTCGCCAGACTGTTTCCTTTTGAGTTGGTGTAGGTACTGTCAAAGGTACTTGCATCTTAGCCTAAGTGTCATGTCTTAGGTAATGAGTTTTGAATACAAAATTCAAATACCTCAGTTTTCGGTGTAAGAGTTGTAAAAGGCTCTTACATCATTGCTAGTTTTTTAAACTATTTTTACTAGCAAATCTCGTCATACGGCTTAAATACTGTAAAAGGTGTTTAAGTCCTATACCTTAGTTTAGTGTTATACTAAGGTAGAATTCATAATCACTCTAGGTGGCTTAGTTGTCAAAGGCTAAGTCATCATTTACCTAGTTTTGTCAGCCCTAGGTAAACTTTGTAAACTCTATTCCTTTTAGGTGATTTAGCTTTCGCGAGCTAAGTCATCATTAGGTGTTAGTGTATGGGGTACAAACAGAATAAGCGAAGGCTCAGTACTTCATAGAAGAAATTCTTCCTCATATCTACACCTAACCTCGTCATTTGTGGAGTGACATTAAAGAACCACCGTAACAAGAGTAAAGCGCTAACTACTTGTTGGGGTATCTGCAGCCCTAGATAAAGTGTAAGTGAGGTCAGCTCACATATTAGCAATGTACGGATGCAGCCCGGAATTCCGTTAAATAGTAGTCCTAAATCTGAACAAGAGTTTTCGGAGGATGGTAGGGGCGACAGCAGAGCTAATATGAATCGATAACTCAGTTGGTAGAGTATCAGACTTTTAATCTGAGAGTCGCAGGTTCGAGCCCTGCTCGGTTCATTCGCCAAACGTAGCTTATATTTTTTCATATATGTTACCATTAGGCTCATTCACTGTAAAAGGTGTTTGAGTCATGCCAAACGGATCTTACATTTATTTCATGTGTATGTCCTTTAGGCTTAACAGCTTGAATAAGGTTGTTAAGTCATTAAAGTCCTTTTGCCTAAGAAGTACAATTTCTAAGCAATAAAAAGCACTGGCAATATCTGTCTGATTGTACTGGGCAGATGTCTAAAAACTTGTTGGTTAAAAGGTTCTCCAACATACGATACCAGGAGGCGTTAGAGGTATCATTTTTTATTCCACCATAGCTCAGTTGGTAGAGCGCATGACTGTTAATCATGACGTCACAGGTTCGAACCCTGTTGGTGGAGTTCTACCTAATGGTAGGGAGACAAGTAGTTTGGTTGCGGAGCGACTGAGGTAAGTGGTTCATAGAGCGCTCTATGAATCTGCTATTTGTTTAATTTCTGATTACCACCTATAGCATGGTGCTTATGTTTGAGTCATGACTTACATAGACGAGCCAGTAAATAAGTGGAGTTCCTCTAAGAGGAACTGTTCGAATCCTTGGGGTGGTATAGTTTTGGAGGTGCAGGTTTATGGTGTTTGTTTACCCAGCAAAAACTTATGATTTTAATACTCATACTTTATTTGTAGAAGAGGTTGATGTTTATTTTGTAAAAGGCTTACCCGATGGAACACATAGTGTTTCTTTAGAGGTCTATGGGCAAATAGTTGCTAAGAAGACTTTCCTTAGTAAGTTAGGTCTTAAACCAAAACCTCATAAGTACCGTATTTACCTTGATTTTAATGTTCTTTTTGAGGACAAGAAAGTTTCAGACCAATCATTTGAGGGGTTTGGTCTAGGTCATATCCTTAACGAAACTGAAGAACGTTGGATTCACAACGAAGATTTGGTAAAACTGCTAACAAAGGGTATCAAAGACCCTAAAGCTTTTGCGTTCGTTACAGAAAGTTTTAACAGGCTTAAACCCAACCTTTACCTAGACGTTAAGCGTCTGTATAGGAAGTTCAGTAAATAGTATTGAGGGGTGTTTACTTTTCACTTAATATACGGTAAACTAGTATTATACTTATTAGGGGTATTCAATAACACCCCCACTACACGGAAGATTACCCAAGTCTGGTTATAAGGGGACGGTCTTGAAAACCGTTAGGTCGGTAAAACGGCACGTGGGTTCGAATCCCACATCTTCCTTTATCTTAATTTATTAAGAATCAGGTGATACCATACCTACCCAAAGTTGGCAAAAAATAAGGTGATACCCTACCTACCCAAAGTTGGCAAAAATTGTTCTAAGCACGACACAAAACTACTGGGAAAGAAAACCGTTATCCCGAACCAGTACGGGAAAGGAGAGGTAGATTGTTTTATTCTACCTCCACCCCAAAAGGGTTTGAATTCATGTAAAGTCATTTATTTTGTACCACAACGGTGTGCAATGCTTGAAAGAGGGTTGCTAAAGTTCTTAGAGCAAGTTTCTTGCTCTTCGTATTTCATTATCGGAAAGTAGCTCAGCTTGGTTAGAGTGCGTGCTTTGGGAGCACGAAGTCGCAGGTTCGAATCCTGTCTTTCCGATTCCGAAAAGATTGTAGTGAAATAATTCATTGCAACTCGACTTACTATTCTGAATAAGGGTAGTAAGTCTTTCTCAATTGACATGAGGTATTATATTTATAGGCGCTAATAGGGAAATTGGCACACCCACCCCTGAGCTTGGAGGGGGAGCCCATTGTTTGGTTGTAGGTTCGAGTCCTACTTAGTGCATACTTAGCAGACGCAAACTTTAGAGTCAGTAACGTTAACAGTCAAAGTTTTCGTGAAGTTATGTCCTAAACCTCTGCTAAGTAAATTACTCTATCATGTTTTGAGAGGTCTCATGGTAGAATTTCACTTTCTATAGTAAGGGGTATCAACTTTCACAGGTTGGTACTTCATAGCCTACTAAGTTTTTCATTTTATTTTCCTTAGTAGGTGATAAATTGTTCCTTTGGGTATCGATTGTAAAAGGTCGATACCTAATAGCCTATTAAGTTTTTATTCATTTCTCTTAGTAGGTGAGCTAAAGACTTTCTTTTTATAAATCACTCTTGGGGTGTCGACTGTAATAGGTCGGCATTTCATACTATACAGGAGGTTACTTATTATGGGAATATTTTCCAACATTTCAGATTTCTTTAAATCCAGTAATTCATTAGCCAAAACTTCTCACCAAAAGCACATGGAAAACGTGGAGAAGGGTGGTATTAAAGTATTAGAAATCCAACGGAAAGGTACTGAGTCAACTGTTGTGGAGGTTCCTAAAGATTTAGCTAACTACACTTCCTACATAGTGCCTACCATTATCTCTAATTACCCTAAAAAGTTTAAGACTCTAAAAGGAGCCTCTAACCAAGACGTTCTTGTGTTTGACTCAGTAATAAGGGACTTAGCAAAGATTGCAGAAAAGGCTTTAACTTGGGGTTTCAGGGACTCAAAATTCTATGAAGAGTTACAAGGTCATGATTTGACTGGCACATGGGTGTCAACAACGATTTCGGAAGACAAACTAGAAATTGAAGTTCATTTCCGAGAGTTGTGTATCTCTTCAACCATAACCTCTGGGGGTATAAAAAGAAACACAGATCTCTTAAATGACTGTTATCTTCCTTATGAGGACAGACAAGACTACAACAATCTTATGAGTTCTCACTATAAGCAGTTAAAGGGTACTTGTGTAACTGTTATTTGGAAGGAAAGATACTTGGAGATTGGTATAGATGTTGAATCTGTAAACTATCTACAAGGTAAGTATTATATCTATCATCCAAAGTTAGGTTTGCTTATAAAGTTACGAAATGAGTACATGTTTTCTAATAAAGTAGGACGAAATGACTGGGCAGCAATAATTATGCAAGGTGTTCACCTATCAAGTCAAGAAGAGGCTAACCAGCTTATTGAAAGTTATGTGAAACCTTACTTATCTTCGCTTAAGTCTGCTACAGGTTATTCTGCTAATGCTAGTGACCTTTTGGTTCTATCTTCAGGTCGAGCCTTTACAGAATATAATAAATTACGGTTTGGTTAGGAAATTTCGATGCACCCACTCTAAAAGGTGCTTGCATCTTCGCCCTTTATAGTTAAGGGCAGTTTGTTCATTGATTCTCGTTGAGAGGTAGGAGTAGCTAAGTGGTACTGCGAGGTGGTTGCGAGCCCCTTTTGTGTCGGTTCGAGTCCGATTGCTCCTATATTAAGGGGGTATAGATTATGGATAACTCTAAGTATTTTATTAGTGATATATTTAAGAAATCTTTAAAAGAGGTGTTAGTACACTTTAATCTAGAACCTCTCTTGTTTACAATAGTTGATTCTTCAGGTCAGATGTTCTTGGCTCAGTCTATCAAGAATGAAGACTTCTTCAACTATTGGGTGCTAGTAGGGGTATCTAAGGAAGATATCCAATCCTTAAAAGAAGAACGTACTTCCCTTAAAGACTTATTCCTTGGTAGCAGAACGGTGTTATACGTTTCTGAGGATAGCGAGTATATCAGAGGACAGGCTATTTCAGAAGAGCAGTTAGAAGAATTAGCTGACTACTTCCCTAGTTATGTGCCTTTCAAGGCTTAAAGGGGTATCTAATGGTTTATAAACGTATTCCAAACCCTATGGGTACGACCTATGTCATTTCTGATAAAGAGATTAAACGTCTAGTAGCTAAATTTAATGCTAGTCACTTAACTTCTAATGAGAAGTTATCTTTGACTGGAAATACTTCTAAGTTTGGTTTCGAGGTAGTATTTACGACCTTGCATTCGTCAATCCCAATCTTCATAAACGCAGATTTAAGTTTTGATACCTATACTTCTCGTATTAAAAGAAGTCACCAAGAAATGCAAATACTTTTAGCCATTTGGAATAAATGGAAGGTCTTTACAAAGGGGTACTACAAGGAAGAAATACATACTGATTTAACGAGTAGCTAAAAAAGAAAAAGGGGGTACAACCTATGGCACGACAATATATTTTACAACACGATGGGTATGGTAATTACAGTTATCTTTACTACAAAGAATTGCAGAAAATTATAAATCAGTTTAATAGTAATCCTACAGTCCAGGCTAACGGGTTGTTCCTTAGTTTAACTGGCGAAGGAGAAAGCTATGCCTATAAAGCAGTTTTAAGTTATAAAAACTTAAAAACAGAATTTCTAATCTATCAAGATTTACATTGGGGGTTGGGTAGAACTATTCTTGCATCTACAGAGAGCGAATATGCGTATTTCACTGCTTGGAACTTGTGGGTTAAGTTTACAGGCTTTAAAAGGCAGTAAGGGGTAATGATATGTTATCAAACCAAGAAATTGAAAAAGGAATTAGGTCATGGTCACGTAAGATAGGTATAGGTTCTTATTGGAAGCCTGTACATGGTGGTGATTCCCGTGAACTAGTAGTGTATGGGGTATATTACGACAGACGATTAGGCACTTTCGTAGTTGATTATGGTATCATCAACACTTTCATTCCTAATGGTAAACCTTTAGAAGAAACTATACCAGTCTATAAGTTTACTGACGGTAGGTTCAAGAAGGTTAGAGGTTAGCTTATGGGTCTGCTATCCAAAAACGACCAAAAGGTAATCAAATTCCTAAAAGCGCAACGACTCTTCATCCCTGACCGTATTCGTTATGCAGAATACACAGACATGATAACTAAGTTTGAGTCAGGTGAGTATTCTTATAGTATGTCTGAAGAGCAGTTACCTCACAAAGTTTGGTTGAATGTGCAAATGGCTTTAGGAGGGTATTTTGAGAGGAAGGGGTAAGTTGTTATGTTTTTATCTAAATCTGAAATCTTACAAAGATTAAAGGAACTAGACAAGAAACTTGAAGGTGTCCCCTCTCCAGCAGAAGTACTAATAGTTGGTGGTTCAGCTCTTGCTTTATTGGGTGAGTCACGTATGACATCTGACATAGATTATATTGGTTCTTTAACCTACATGCCAAAAGAATACTTAAGTAGCCTTGGGTTTTCAGGTAATGTAAAGACTTTCTTCGCTCTCTACGGTACGGACGAGTATTCATCTTACGAGCTCAATGGTTTCAAGAACCTAAAAGTTAGGGTACTATCCTATGAGGACTTAGCAGTAATGAAACTCTTCTCAACCAGAGCTAAAGACTTAGACGACCTAATCAACTACATCTTTCCTAAGTTGTCAAGTTATTCTTCCCTAAAGAAGAAAATTGAAACTTATAAAGAGTATTATTTCTTCGATACAAACTTACCTGAGTTACACGTCAACCAACTAAATTATATTAAAGAGCGCCTAAAGAAAGAAAAGAAAATAATCATAGTAGAAGACTTATCCGTAACTTTGGAGTCTTTCCTTAAAAGTATCCGTTTATATTCTTCTACAGAGCGCCAATTTGGTAGGGAGTCTTTAGAACCTTGGTTATCTCAGCATTTAGGTAGTGTTATTAGAAGTACGTCAATCCTAGGGTACTTATACACCTTTGAGGGTGTCAAGGTTTTGTTTTAGAAAGAGAGTGTCATCATGGCAACAGAATTAACAGTCCAACAACGCTTAGACTACTGGACACGTAAGATTGGTCTTGGTTCAGTATGGGTTACTCAAGAATTCAATACAGCTTATCTAAGAGTAATGCGTATTGAGTATGACAAGAGTGGCGACAGGATTATGGTACTATACCAACGAAAAGAAACACCGGGCTTGATTCATCAGGAAGAAGTTAAACACTTCTTAGAGTACACTGCTAGTCATAGGGAACGATAAGCAAGGGGTATCTTCATGGAACGTCAAAAAATGCAACAAAAATTAGAATACTGGCAAAGGTTATTACCTGTTGGCTCAGTATGGTTTGCTCCACAACTTACTTGTCAGTATGTAACAATAAAGGGTATCTCCTATGACAGAGTTACAGGTTACCTTATGGTACAGTACACAAGAGAGGACGCACCTGACGCAGTCTTTAAAGAGAATGTAGGTGCTTTCTACAACTACATAGTTGAGTATCAAGTCCAATAACTTAGAAGGGTATAGTAAATGAAAATAATCAAACGTAACGGAACAACAGTCGACTTCGACGCAAGCAAAATTTACAACGCAATGCACAAGGCAGCTAATTCAGTGTATATTGTATCTGACGACCTAGCGCACAACTTGCAACGTATTGCGCATTCTATCGAAGCCCAGCTCAAAGAAAACCATACTGATGTGGTAACAATTTCAATGATTCAGGCTTTGGTAGAGGAGAGACTCCTCTCAGCAGGGTATCTTCACATCGCAGAACACTACATTTCCTACCGTCTGCAACGTGATGTAGACCGTACTGACTACAAAGACAAGGTAATCGTTCACTTACGGTTAGAGCAGGTTAGGTGAGGGGTAGTATATGTAAAGACAACACATTACAATGAATGGGTACGGCAATAACGGAACTATTACACTGTACCTAGCAGATTTAGAACGCAGGGTGCGTTCATTTAATAATAAAGCAAGAGAGGCTGGCTTAGACTTGCGTATCCGACTTACAAATGAGTCTGAGGAGTACGCATACTATGCAGACTTAATCTTGCCTAACAAAACCAAGATTCCTTTCAAAATTCGTCCAAATTACGATTGGGGTATGTACGGTAAAACGGACTTCCCCCAAGAAGACATGGACTGGTACTACAGGGCTTGGAAATTGTGGAGACCTTATGAATAGAATAGTAAGTAGTTTGCTCTGCAGACTACTTGTTTTCTTTTCTAGATTGTGCTAAAATAGGGGTATAGTTGGAAGAAAGGAAATTTAAAATGACTAGAGAATTTGTATCGAGATATGCAAACCCACAAGAAGGTGACATCTATCTCTACTTTAATGACTTGGAGAAGAGAGTTAGAGAGTTTAACAACTATGCTAGAAGCAAAGGTTTTGACTTCCGAGTTCGTCTAACAGGTGAATCTGAACCTTATGCATATTATGCCCAGTTGGTATTACCTAGTCGAGAAACTGCATTCTTCTCAATTCGTCCTCACCTTGTATGGAGTACTAATAAGAATGAAGACTTACCTAAAGTTGATGAAGAAGAGTTTAACAAGGCAGCTCTACTTTGGAATGAGTGTTTTGCTGAGTCGAGATGGCTTGACGACAAAAGAAAGTAGGTACTTGTTATGATACCTTTTAGTAAGTTTGTGGAGCTTAATAGGGAGTTAAGTCGATTTTGCTCTGAGGTAGAAAAACACATAGATACAGTGTTAGAATATGACTTAGAGAAGACTGCAGGTTCTATTGTCGGTTTTGGGGTAGATGGAAGAGAAGAGTTTACTATTTTCTATTTAGACCCTATTAGTAATTCTAACTTAGAGTCAGCGATAGATGAAAAAGACTACCCTACCATGATGAAAATCTCTTCAAAAGATAAATTACTTTCATTCTTATCAGATAGGTTAATTTAGTAGCCTTAATTGTAGCAAAGTTTTTATGGAAAGTTATTGTAACTTTCCTAAGACTATGCTAAAATAGTTGTATAGTTCGGTTAGGGTATATCCTTACTAGGCTAAATATTATTAAGGGGTCGATTTTTGGATTCGACAGGCATTCAAGGTTAATAACCTCACTCCGAGTGGCGACGTAATCGCCAAACCTAAACATAACTGCAAAACAATTTGCTCCAGTTGAGATGGCAGCCTAAGCCGAGGCTTAGTTGTCTATAAACACAAACAAAACTGTCATACTGACGAGCGACTATCTGTAGGTGACTATGCAGTTAGTAGCTATAAATCCAGTCAATCGCTAGAAGGGGTATCTCAATCCTCTAGTTAAATTAGAGATATAGCTTTAGGGTTTGTGCATTTACCTGAAGTCGAATACTTAAATGTAGCAGAGTGCAGAAGGGTTGTTAGGTGCGATTGTTTGGACGTGGGTTCGAACCCCACCGGCTCCATTTGGTCATCCCCACCACATTAAATGACCAAAAAGAAAATATTTTTTCATGTTTCATGTTCTTTGGAGAACTGCTCTCCATAGCTACAAGAAAGGGTAACTTCGGTTGCCCTTATTTTAAGAGGTAGTAACAATGGAAATTACTGAGGTTTTAGACAGTTACTTAGGAAAGCAAACAATTGTTGCTTTGAAAGAGTTACCTAAAATAGCAAGGGAGTTAGGGTTTCACTTTGATTGTAAGCGTGCATTCTATAACCGTTATGGCGATGAATATACGCAAATTGTGGGGTATGTCGTAGATACAGATAAAGGACTCATACTTTTCTATAGTGGTTTTTTAGGTAAGTTCTGTGACTACTTTAAATTTCACTATGGATATCTAGAGTACTTAGAGTTGTTGAAATTTTTACGAAAAATTAAAAACAACATTATTGAGTTTGGTAATAGAACTCCGTCATCAAAGTATAAAATCTTCCAAGGGTATTTAGATTTTCTTGAAGGGGTAGGGTAGAGAGGTTTGTGTTAGCATGATAAAAGAAAAACTACAATTAGAAGACCCAGAACTTAGAGAACAGTTCTACAACCCTAACAAGAGTTGGCTAAATCAATATGATGCTCGTGACTGGCTCATGAAGTATGGTAAAATAGGTGATTTGCTTAAGAAGTATGGTTTCAGCCTAGTAGACACTCAAGGTGAGTTCTTGTTGTACTCTCGCAAGAAAGATATAAAATTAGATTTCGATTCTTACTACCGTAGCTTAACTAAGCAAATAATGGAAGAAGAGAAGGGTACTCATAAACTTGGAGTAGTTTATATATCTCGTAACATAGTAGTAGATAATGAACTCACTAAAGGGTTTAAGGGTAGCATAACAGTTCCTATTATTCTAGATGGTACTCTTACCCAAGAAGAGTTCTTCCCATTCATCGAGAAAGCTATGAAAGATTTGGAAGGTAGTAAACTACTCTTTAGATAAACTTTGTTCTAGTTCTTAATTATACTTGTCTTATAACCTCAGGTGTGTTAAACTAGTATTATCTTAGTTAGGGGTATTTATTATCCTAAACAGGCATTAAACTCTTAGGAAAGGTTATAGAGATGAAAGAAATTGTTATATTAGGTCTTACAGAAGGTCGCCACGACCTACCTCCAGTAGATGGTTTTATCTTCCCAATGGAAGTAGACCCGACGAACTTGGATTACATCAATTCTACAGTCCTCGAAAAACTAGTAGAGTTTGTGGGTATCCATAAAGTTCCACGTATGGGAATCAACCAAGACTCTTATGACGACGTTGCTTGTTTCGAAGGTAAGAAGCACCTACACTTGTATGTAACAGGCTTAACAGTCCTTACAGCGTCCGTCATCAGCTTTTGTGCTCTAAACGGTATTAGTCTAACTCTTTTACACTATGACCGTGAGAAGGGTGACTACTACCCACAACGACTGTTTGGTGGATACTAATATACCCTCGTCAGAAATCAGCGAGGTTAAATAAATGACCGTCTGCCTTGGACGTATCGAGGAGCACTTGCTTTCAATGGTTCGGCTAAATTCACAAAATCGAACCTTTGGTAGTAAGTGACTGCAATAATGTCGAGCAGTATAATCTAACCTTTGCATAGAGGGTATGGGAAGTACAACCTAGGCATCAGCGGTGTAGCCAAGGGGTAAGGCTTCGTTTGGGGTAACCAGTACGAGAGCGCAGGTTCAAATCCTGTCACCGGAATAAGCTAGTATTTTCTAGTTCTTAATAAGGGTTGCTTTGTATTACCATGTATGGTAAACTAGTTATATCTTAGTTAGGGGGTAATTAGTATGTACGAGTTACGGTTGGACGACTCATTAGCAGAGTGGGAGTCTAGGGGTATTGACACTTCTAAGATAACTATTGTAGAAGGTAATTCAAAGGAAATCGAAGATTAAGTATTAGCACCGTTGGTCAAGTGGTTAAGACACTGCCTTTTCACGGCAGTAACATGGGTTCGATTCCCATACGGTGTATTGTCGATAAGTAAGCGCACTGTTTCTCAGAACAGGGGTGTGGGTTCAATTCCCTCCTAGACATCTAGGTCTAGTGGTGTAATGCGACAAGTGTTTTATAAGAGGGTATCTGACTGAGATAGGATACTCTTGAACATGCATCATTCGTCTAACGGCTAAGGCACAGATGTTGCACGCATCTGAAATGAGGGTTCGAATCCCTTGTGGTGTATTGTCGGCAACGACAAGGGCGACAGCCAGCCCTCTAAACGGAGTACTACGTTTGGAAGTTGCATTATTGCTACCACCTGAGGTACAAGGGAGAGGAGCAGTAGTGGGTTTACGGTGATTTAGGTGTGTTTAAAAGCCTTGGGCAGAGGTCTAGCTTTACCAGAATTAAAAACGCACGTGGCTTTGACTTGGGGTTACTGTTTTTGCAAGGCAGGATGGGGTTCGATTCCCCTCAAGGTCATATCATTCATCTTACAGAAAGGAAAAGTAGTATGCAAAGGATTAAAAAGCCTTTACCAGTTAGTCTTAGACGTATCATTATCGAACGTGATAGAAATCAACGTAGCCTAGCTAAACGTAGGTCATTAGACTTTCACTTTTCAGCTTGCTCTAGAGCGGTCAGGGTACACAACCGATGGACTGGTGAGTGTCTTGGTAACGCCTATTTCAATGGCGAAGAGTTCTACTTCTCACAACAGATGATTAATTATGTCAACAGAGTTGGTCACGAAGACTACCTAGAAGTACAGAACGCTATTTCAGGGTTCTTGAACGACTGTTTACTTATAGGTGGTTTTAGGTAATATTGAGTGTTATTTTTTGCAGACTATATCTTATCTGAGCGTTTCGTGTAGTAACGACTACCGAACACCTGCTAGCATGTTTGTCTGCTTGGGGTATCTAATGCCCCATTTATTTAGCGAATATAGTTTAATGGTAGAACGACGGTCTCCAAAACTGTCAGTGTGGGTTCGATTTCCTACTATTCGTGTTTCCATGGCTATTGACTTAGGTTTTAAGTTATGGTAAACTATTAGTATCTTAGCTTTAGGAGAGGTAGCTCAGTTGGTAGAGCATCGGTTTGAAGCACCGAGCGTGGTAGGTTCGATTCCTATCCTCTCCATTCCAAGGTGGGTTCTCATGTTTATCTTCTAATAAACGCATAAAACGGTTAAAATACGCACCTTGGGACTTTTATCTGAGCAACGGAGATTTATATCTGCGACTCAAGAGCTTGTGTGGTGGAAATGGCATTCACACGGAGGCAGCGTTAGGTAGTATATCTACCAAGTTACCATGCTTGCGAAACCTCCTAAAATCCTGAATCAACAGGTGCCTCATTCAATGGTAGGCTTGCAGGTTCGAGTCCTGTCACAAGTGTTATGGAGGGTATCATGAAAGACGAAACAGTTAGAGAGTCGCTAAATACAGCTTTAATGTATCTAGCAGGAAATATTCATGCATCTGCTCTTTGCTTTATGGCTTTTATATTTGCCTATAAGCTCCATATTTATTTTGGCTTTCCTATCCCTAGTCTTGACGGATTGTCGGTTGCCTTAGTGGTAAGTACTCTTTTCTTTAAGAAGAGAATAGAAAAAGAACTAGCAGAATCAGGCACTTCAATCAAAGATGCCTTACCTAAACTAGTTACAAGAACCTTATTGGGGTACTCGCTTTAGTTTTAGTTCTTAATACTGATACAATTATTAACTTCATGGTTGATTTCAGTCATTGGTTTATAAATGAATTTAAACCATTATAGTCACCAACCTTACTCATGGTAGGTACACATAGGTTCGAGTCCTGTGGGTGACGTAGTATACTTTGTTGTATGCCTAAGAATTGCTCAATGATGGTAGTTCTTAGAGTAGGTCTAGTCCTAATCGACGGAGGCTTATCGCTGAAGATGTGGGTTAGGACTTCGAACTTACTTATGGGAGGGTAATATGAAGACGTTACAAGTCGGTAACAAAATGTTAAAAGACCTTGAAGCACGTTTGCACGAAGATATCATTGCTGAACTTTCTTCTAGCAAAGACGGATTCAAGTTGCAAGCTTTGGCAACGGGGTATGCCCACAAGGGTTGGGTTGCAGGACGACCTGTTTTCGAGCCTTTTGAAGCAATACTAAAGTACAACTTAACTGCTACAAGAACTCGTCAAGGGTATGTAATTCACGGTTGGTCTTACCAAGGTACTGCAGATGTGCAAGTTCATGACTACTTGAGAAACTTAACTCATCGTAGCACTGAACTTGAACGTTTGTTTTCTGCAAGCAAGGAGTTAGGTGAATATGTATTCAACGAAATTGAACCTGCTATCAAGGTGTATCTTAACACTTACTTCTAGGGGTATCCCTTATATAATGCACTCATGGCGGAATTGGCAGACGCTCAGGACTTAAAATCCTGTGTCCATTTGGACGTCCGAGTTCGACCCTCGGTGGGTGTATATGGTGAGTTTGGTACCGACTCGCCAGAAAAAACGAGATTGCTAACTTCCGTTGGTGACTCCCTTTAAGGTTTTTACACTGCAGCAGGCTATCTGTCCTCTAAGTCGGAGGTTCCTGAGGGTAATAGGGTAGTTGAAAAAGGATTGTGCGTACATTCAAGGTTAGTATTAGCACCAATATGCTAGAGGTGACTCCTCCAAGTGCTTTGTCTGTAAAAGTGATTTTGCAAATCATGTAGTGGAACTTCCTAGCCACTAGTATCTACATAGCCTTAATTCGTCTTAAGGTGAATCGGAAACCGTCCGACGACGTACCTCTCTGTCGAGGTGATACTGGTTCGAACCCAGTTGTAGGTATTGCCAGAAGGCAAATTCCCTTAAACTCCCATTTAAGGTTTAAATCCAATTTCTTCATTTCAGCCACGAGGTATAGTGTTCTATACCATGTTAGGTAGGTCATCTAGTTGATGGCTTATATTGTCGGTTAGAGTCCGACCGTGGTTTTAGGCAAATCCTGTCTGTAAGGGCTTTGACATGTCTAGATAGGTGTTTAACCTTTAAATACCGATAAGCCGTCCGTGTTCGATATGAGTACGGATTGTGATGACGACTAGAAAGTCAGCAGGTGGAAGCACTTGTGCGTAGGTTGACTAGAGAGGAGGTACAATGAGAAGCCAAAGAATTCGATTAAAGCTAAACAAAGAGCAAGAGAGACTTGCATGGTGGTACAGTAAGGTTTCACGCAATTATTGGAACCTTTTAGTTGATATTGATAGGCGTAATAACGAAGGTGAATTTGACGAGATTTTAAGTAGAGATGGTAACCGTCTCTATTATTCAAGTTTTTACGGTAAAGAGATTTACCATCTTGACAAGTCAGATTATCTTAAACTCGCTAAAATTGTTATTGATATCTACTCAAAGGTTGATAAAGAACGTTGGTCTTGGTACTATCATCCAAATCAATCTTTTATTTATTCTTATCTTTCAAAAAAGATAGTTGGGGTAAGGAGGCTAAATAAAGGTAAATTAAGATATAAGGGTATAAATACTGTTAACCCGAGTTTCAACGTACGGTGTGAGGTTCTAGCTAGTACAAGTAGTATTCGTCCTAGTCGTATTTATCTAAAAGACAACGGTAAATTACAGATACCGACTCTAGGTGAAGTTAGTTTTGGTTCTGTAAGAGACGGTTTTGACCTCTCATGCAAGAAACAGGTTGCCAAGGTCTCATTTGATGGAAAATATTGGTACTTATCCTATGCTGAAGATATTGATGTTCATGTTACAGACTTACCTGAATATACCAATGGTGTAGGAATTGACTTGGGTATCAAAAACTTGGCAACTGTTTCCGATGGCACTAATGTTCCTAACATAAAAACTTTCAGAAGAGTTCGTATTCTAAACAAACGTTTGAAACGACTTCAACGTAAGGTTTCTCGTAAATACCTTATCAACAAATGCAACAAATACAATAAAACAAAGAACATCATTAAACTAGAAAGACAAATTAAATTGATATACCGTTCAATAAAGAACATTCGTATTAACCATATTCGTAAATTTGTCTCAGACTTAGTTAAAAAACAACCGCAATATATCGCAATTGAGGATTTGAATGTACTAGGAATGTTAAAGAACAAGTATCTTGCAAAAGATATTGCGAATTGTTCTTTTTACACTATCCGTGAGTATCTTATTAGAAAGGCTAAGGAACGACACATAGCCGTTCGGTTAGTAGATAGATTTTATCCCTCTAGTAAGACTTGCTCAAACTGTGGGTATCACAAAAAGGATTTAAAACTCAGTCAACGAGTTTACTGTTGTGATAACTGTCATGCAACCTTGGATAGAGACTTCAATGCATCCATAAATATTGCGAAAACTAGTAACTATGTCTTAGCTTAATCTTAAATTTGTTTTATTGCCTTTGGAAACTAGAGGTTTTTAGTTTCAGTGGTAGGTCAGCCGTGAAGCCGAACCACTATAATATACACGCCCTGACAAGTATGAGTATATCAAACGAAGAGTAGCTTTTGCAAAATTCGGCTCAAGATGGGAATGTCGGTGGGGTACTCCATTGACTTACGGTAGAGCGATAAGTACTAAATTAACTTAGTATTTATTTTATAAGTTCCTTATTTACGAAGCCTAAACTTTCTTTTGAGTTTTTTTCATTAGTAAAACATTTTCTTGAGACTTTTGTGAAATCTGTTATAAAGCGTTTTATCCTGTAATTTTTATTCTATGGCTTGCGTAACGCAGTTCGTGACTGATAAGGAACATATCTTCTAGGGGGTATCGTGATGACGAAAGAATTTCTTGAGAGAACACTAAAGTATCTTCTTTGTCAGAGTTGGTATCTATCAGGTGCAAGGTCTTTGGAGTCATCCGAGGCTTTTAACTGGCTCATGAAGGAGGAAAATCAACAATTCTATCTTTCAGGTAGTGATGAGGGCTTACCTAAGTTAGTTAAATTAGCTAAATACTTCTTACTTGACAAGGAGGTTAGTGAGTATTATGTTTTTCCAGACTTTATCGTACTCTAAGATTGTTAAAACTTTAGAAGAACTTAACTCTTCTCTGGCGAAGAGGGGTACTACAGGTAAAATCATAATTACTGGTGGTTCTGCTATTTCTATTTTAACCCATGGAGAGCGTGTAACCACTGATATAGATTATATCGGTAACCTTGCTTTAAGTAGTGCCGAGTTGAATAAACTATCGTTATCTAATGATGTAGAAGGTATTCTTATAGTTCTAGCTATCGAGGAGATGACTTTCGATTTAGAGTTTAAGTACTCCAATCTAGAAGTTTGCGTTCTCTCTTGGGAAGACTTGGCTATCATGAAGTTGTATTCAACTCGTCAGAAAGATTTAGAAGACTTGCAAGAGTATATCTTACCAAACATTTGTCTATTTCACCAACTTAAACGTAGGTTAAAGTATTACGAATGCGACTATGTTGGTAACTTAAATGACCCCGACCTAAACTACAACTCGTATGACAGATTAGTTCAAGGTCTTAAATCTAGTCACAAGATTGTTATCTGCGAAAGGGGTATCACCCTTGAAAAAGCCTTAAAAAGCGCTCGTATGTTTTCTAAGTTTAAGGCTTACCCTCATAAACACCTTGACCTAGAACTTTTGTTGGCGACTCCTATAGGGCAGTGCCTACAAGTCTTTGGGTTTAAAGAATACTTACAAAAATAACTGGCTACGATTTTCGCATCTAGTCTACCTCAATAGGTTAACTTCTTAGGGGGTTTCGCTCTTCGATGGGTGATGGGGTATTCTCAAGGCTGAGAAGTCTAGAGATTTTGCTTATCTGCCTAAGCAACAACGTAATTACGAATATTACACAACTTACACATATTACACATTTTACACAGAAAGATAAAAGGTTAAACAACTATGGCATTTGGTAAAATCAAACCTAAGAAAATTCTAACCAAAGAGGACTTAGCAGACCTCTCGGCTCAAGCGCAAGAACAGAAATTCTTTACTGCAACACCTAAATCAGAAGACCCAACAAACTTCCCAGTATTCAGTATTGGTAATGAACAGTACCTTATCTACGTTCCTAACCACACGTTGGTTAACGAAGAAGGTCAAACAGAACTTCGTCAAGACAAACCATTTATCCACACCATCGAAGTTAATGGTCGCTTCCACAAAATCCGTTGTACAGACGGTATCGTAAGCGAAGGTCTTGGTCTAGATGGAACGTGTCCTATCTGTGATGGTCGTTCTGTAGTAGACGAATACGCTCGTATCGAAGCTGATCGCTTGTTGGTATCTCAAGGATTTGAAGCAGGTGATACTTCTGATGAAGCTCGTAAGCTTACTAAGGGTATCTACGATGCACGTGCTATCAAACGTAAATCACGTAACCTTACATTCCCTATCGTAGTGTTCGAACGTACACTTACTAAGAATGCTAATGGACGTGACGTTTACAAAATCAATACAGACCCAGAAACTGGTGAACCAATTTACCAAACTATGTGGTACAACATCTCTGAAGCTTTGTATTCAGGTAGTGATGCACGTAGGGGTATTTGGAAAGGCGAATTGGACTCACGTGCCGATGAGCTAGACATGGATATCCCAACACCAGGTGGTTACTGGTTCACTCTAGAAGGTCGTTACATTGATGACCCACAAAAATGGTCTGCACGTGATGCAGCTACTCAGTTCAAAGTAACAATGTTACCTAACGGACCTAAGAACCTTGATCCAGAATACGCTCAAGAGTTGGCTAAACGTCTTGATGCTGAAACAGAAGACTGGACACCTGAAAAGGCTATCGAAATGGTTATCGCCAACCACTTCTTGCCAGTTGATGAGGTTCGTGAATCTACTGAAGAAATTCTTCAACCGTTGCGTGATAAGATTGCTCTTCACCAAGCAAACCTTGGTTCGGTAGCGCCAGCTCCAGCAATCGAAGCAACAGTTCCGAACGCAGGTCAGAAGGCTCTACAAGCCCTTGACGAAGATGACATCGACGACCTAGAAGATTAAAAATAAAAATTAGCAGCTGAAGGTAGTGTAGGGCAGAATACTCTACCTTTTTTGCTCCCATTATGTTAAAATAGTAGTAACGAATTATTGGGGGGTTACTAAATGGCAACACAACGTATTTATTATGGCAGTGGTATATGGGTTCCAGAAAATTCTAAAGTAGAAGAATTACTTACTGCTAGGGGTATCGCTCGTGAGGTTCGGTCTAGTGATTGGCTAGTCCTTGCAGGTTCGGTATCGTGTTATAAGGATAAGTTAGTTCAATCCTTGGGGTATCTTAGTCAGTTTTATGCTCATGTATTCTTCGTCTTTAGCAATATGGATTTCCATCTTGACGGAGATGACTATTTGGAATATATCTCTTCGGTTAAGGAAGACTTAAAGGAGTATTCTAATGTCCATATCTTAGATAATAGTATGGTCGAAGTAGATGGCTTTAAAATCGCAGGTTCTTCTGCTTGGTATTATCTAGCTAGTAACTACTCTAAGGCTTATTGGGACACCTTTTCTTTGGACAAGGTTAACGTACATTCTAGTTGGTCTGAATCTAATGCTCACTCTGACAGGGACGCTGACTTCTTATCTACGCTAAAGAATAAGAGTATCGACTTACTCATTACCTACTTCCCACCATGTGATATGGAAGTAGAGAGCGAGAAGGGTGATACTGCCTGTGCCAACCTCAGAGGGGTGTTCATTCCAGAAGACGTTCCTTGGATTGCAGGCATTGATTCTTTCTGTGAAGAGGGTATGACTCCTGTCCGTCCTTACACGGTATTCCAAGCTAATATGCTTAGTGGTGCTTATGACCTACCATTTATGGAACTTAATAAAACAGAAAGGAAGTCCTAATTTATGGCAAAAACTTTCTCAAAGATTTCTAGTATCGAACTAGAAAACTTTATGTCGATTAGCAAGGCTACTCTATCGTTCGATGAAACTGGTATCATCAACCTAAAAGGGTATAACGATAGTGGTAAATCTGCAATAACTAGGGCGCTTGGGGTATTATTCTTTAACCAATACAAGCAGGCTCAAAAGAACTTCATCAAACACGGTGAAAGTTTCTTCCGAATCATCGTAAACTTCGATGACGGTATTTCAATTCTCCGTGACAAGTACGTTCACGGACCGTCCTTATACGAGATGTATGAAAACGGCAAACTTATCTTCTCGACCAAGGTAGGTAATACGCTTACCCAAGTCAAGGAAGTACCCCTAGAAATCCGTGAATACTTAGCTATGACGGAAACATCTAGTGGTAACTACCTTAATAGTCAGTCTATCTACGACAAGCAGTTCTTAATTCAGACTTCAGGTTCTGAAAACGTTGAGCTCTTGAACGGGGTATTGAAGCTAAAAGAAACTAGCTTGGCAACGACTGACCTCAAAAACGACATTAACTCACTACACTCTTCAATTAACTCTATTGTAGCTGAGATTGAGTCTATTAAACTCTCGCTTGAGCGTTATGAGTTTGTAGACGAAGGCTTCATTTCTCTTCTCGCTCAGCTTGATAAGGGGTATGACAAAGCAGAACATTTGTACTCTAGCTACAAAGAGTTGGCTGATTTAATTCTAGAGCGTGCAGGTTTATCGGTCAATACACCTGTCTTAGAACTTATTGACTTTAGTGCTTACGAGAGTCTGCTACAAATCTCTAATCTGCTTGAAAAAGTAGGTCAGTTGAGCGTAGCACCAGAACTAGAACTAATCGACGTTAAATCTCTCCTAGAGTTACGAAAAATTGCCGAGTTGCAAAATGACCGTAAAAATTACAGTACTCTTAACGTGGAACTTCAGCTTATTGATTTCACACCGTTAAATGAGCTGAAAAATTTGCTAAAGGTCTATAATAAATTTAGCGAAATTTATATGCTGAATAGTGAGTTGACCGATGAAGCAAACCAACTAAAAACTGAAATGTCCCAGTTAGAGCAGTATGCTATCGACCATGGAATAGCTATTTCTCGTTGTGGTAACTGTGGTTCGTTAGTTCAAGGTACTGCAGGGCATGTTGATGCGTAGGTGGTTGTATGAATAAGTTTGATACCTATGTAAGAGAGAATAGGCTGGACTTGGTTAGACGAACAACCGTGGTTGAAGGGTATGTGTTTTCTCGCTTAGATACTAAGGCTATCTTGGAACAGGGTAGTATAAGGCACTTAGATTGCAAAAATGTTTGCGAGGTAAGAAACATTAACCGTGCTTGGAACTGGGTATGTTCATCTAAAGTATATGGAGTGGGTATCTTAGAAGAACTACATTCTATTGTATCTGAAGATGTAATTAGTGTTCCTTGGTTAGAGAGTACTTTTAGAACAGAACAAAGTCCTATAACTATCTCTTGTTCTACTTATGTTCCACCACTAACTACACGATTAGAAGCTTTAAAGGAATTTGAATCTCGGTTATCCTATGTTATCGGTATTTTAAGAAGCAATAAAAGTAAAGACGATAAAGTAACTGCATGTGTACAGTTCTACATATTTCTTATGAAGCGTCAGTATTTTATTGATGCAAATAAGCGTACTGCTTACTTGTTTACGAATTCTTTACTAAGAGACTTCGGTCTTGATGTTGTATTGCTATTACCTAAGCTTTCATCTTACGATACCTTTAACTTAAAGCTAAAACATTATTACGAAGGAGACGATAAGAATGGAAGATTGTTTGTGTCGTACATCAAGAGGTACTACCTCGTTAAACTCTAATGGGGTATCGGTACACTTCAAAGATTTAGACTTATCTTCAAAGGTAGCTATTCTTGGTTGCTTGCCCTTGGACTTGGTAGAGAAACTCGAAAGAGGTCAAAAACCTGTATCTCTTGGGGATGAAGAATATCTAAATTACTACAAGAAGTATAGTTTCTTGAAGTCATGCTTAGTTAATGAAATACCTAAAGAGTATAAAGAAAAAGCACTCTTACGTTTTTCTAGCTTATTCCCTAGCAAGGAAGATAAAGGTATCTTGGCTTTATTTAAGGAATACCTTGATTTAGGTGATTTCTTGGTATTTGACTTATACAATCAAGCAAATATGGGTGTAAAGTATATCTAAGGAGTTTAGTAAATGAAATTTAACATGCTTAAATGGTCAATCCGTTTATGGGACTTAGTGGTTTTCCTATTCCTAGCAGGGTATTTCTTCCTTGATGGGTTTAGGGCACTATTTGATAGTGCACCTTACTTGGTTAAGGCTCTCGTATGGACTGGAGTAGTATTATTTTTCTACTATTCCATTATCGCTTGGTACAAGTTAATTAAGTGCTCCCTTGTAAACGTGATTAACTCTAAGGAGTTTAAAGAAGCAAAAACAAAAGAAGAGTTAGAAGCTGAGAAAGGTAAACATTGTGATTTTACTACTCACAGCTCTAACCAGTCGGTAGAAGAAGGTGAAACCTTTGAAGAGGGTGGCAACACCGAAGGAGGAGAAAACTAATGGCTATTTTCAGTCCAGAACAATATTATCGCATTGACGGTAAGGGTGGTTTAGTAGTCTTTGGGGATACGCACTTCTCAGCTATCTTCAAGGGTAATCACATCAACTACCAAGAAGAGTGTCTTGATGCAATGGCAAGGATGATACAAATCGTCCAAGAGCGTAAACCTAATGCAGTTGTCCTACTTGGTGACCTTATTGGGGTATCTGAACGCTCCATTCGTGATAAACGTTTCTTAATGGAAGTTACTGTTTGGTTACAAAAGCTAAATAGCCTAACTAATGGTAACATTTATATCGTCCGAGGTAACCATGACATTGGTGACTTCCCAGACTTTGAGTACTTCAAGGGGGTAGGTCTTATCAAGACTCCTACAGAACTAGACCACTACGTTGACGGAGTGCACATGGTTCGTTACCACTTTGTTGGGTATGGGGAAGAGCAACGTCCTCTCCGTTTTGAAGGTAAGGACGAAGGTGTTTTTCAAATCGTGTTCGGTCACAACGACTATAAGATTTCAGGTGTAACTAACTGGTACGTTACTAAGGGTGGAGTAGAGATTTCCCAACTCGGCAACTTTGAGGGGGTATCTTGGATTATCAGTGGGCATATCCACCAGCCTAGTCCTAAAGTAGAATCTACAGTTATTGGTAGCCAAGAGGTTAAACTTTACTATCCAGGTGCAGTTAGTAGGGTATCTGCATCGGAGACTTACAACGACTGCCGTTTCTTCCACTTGTTTTACAACGAAGAAGAAGGTGGTATCGACTACAGTGCTGACTTGTTTGGTCTAAAACCTGCTAAAGAGGTTTTTGAAGAAGTAGTTGAAACTTTATCTGAAGAGGAACAACAATCAGAGGAAGAAAAAGCCAAAGCTAATAAGCGCTTGGCTGACATCTTGGACGAAGCTATGAAGTTCCGTCTGCACAATGGTAACCTCATTGAGCAAATAGACCGTATTCCAGGTGCATCTGATGAGGCAAAAGTGGTAGCTAAGGGCTATTTACAAAAAGCCGTAGAGATGGTATAATAGTTACAATTAGAAATTTTGGAGGTTTACATGAGTAAAGTTCGTGGCTTTGAGGTCGTTAGTGAGAGTGTTCTTGCTAACCCTCAACCAGCAAGTATTGAAAATTCCCTTAAAGGTATCGAAATCCTAATGCCTAAGCGTAGCACAGTCCACGCAGCAGGCTATGATTTCTTTATCCAGCGTGACATCACCTTACCACCAGGCGAGATTGTCCTTATTCCTACTGGTCTAAAGGTTTACATGCAAGGTAACGAGGTCTTAAATATCTATGACCGTTCGTCCAACCCTGTCAAGAAGGGTATCGTCCTTATCAACTCTGTGGGTATCATTGACTCTGACTACTACGGTAATGACTACAACGAAGGTATGATTTGTGGCTTGTTTAAAAACATCACAGACAAACCTGTTACTCTCAAACGTGGTGATGCTTTTATGCAGGGTGTATTCCAAACCTACTTGCTTGCAGACGGTGACACTACATCTACTGTAAGAACTGGTGGTTTTGGTTCGACGGGTAATTAAGAAAGGAAAGTAAAACATGGATTTACTAGAACGTATTCAGAACGCTAATAAGCGTAGTGAACAAAACAACAGAAAATCAGCTGAAGCGCAGGCTCAACTTAAGTTGCTAACAAAACAGATTTCCGAATTGGTAGCTAACTATGAGCAAAAGTTTGGAATTAGTTTTCCGAATATTGAAGACGAAGCTAAATTTACAAAATTTGTAAATGACCTGCTTACTCAGACCGAAGCAGACTTGGAACAAAAAGTTACAGTTGCTGAAAAGGTAAACCAACTTATCCTTGAGGGTGATATCCTTGGTGCGCAAGAACTATTGGGGTATGAGCCAGAAGAAGAGTTCGTAGAGGATTTGGAAGAGTCTGAGGAGTCTAAAGTTGCTGAAGTCGAGTTGGAAGATGTCGAAGAGGTTGAATTGGAAGACATCGCTCCAAAACGTGTCATTGAGGACGAACCTATCGTAAAACCTCAAGCATCTGTCCGTAAGGTAGTGGACGACTTGGAAGAAGAACCTATTGCCCCTGTTAAGCGACGCATGATTGTAGAAGATGAAGAAGAAGCGCCAGTAGTTCAGTCAGTTAAATCAGCTCCAAGACGTACCGTTGTAGTTGAAGACGAAGAACCAGTTGCACCTGTAAAACCAGCTCAACGACGTACAGTAGTTGATGACCTAGACGACCTAGACGAAACTCCAGTAGTTCGTCCTCGTAAGAGTCCTGTTGTGACCTCTAACTTCGATATGGGAGAAGAGGAAGCAGGTGTATCTCTCAAGGAATTGAATGAAGTCGCAGGAGTTGCTCCTAGAGGGGTATCTCCAAAAGCTAAATCTCCAGTTGTAATGGACGACTTGGAAGAAGAGGAAATCGTAGTTCGTCCTCGTAAGCGTCCAATTATTGTAGATGATGACGACTCGGACGATGTAGCGCCAGCTCGTCCAGTTCGTAGTGGTGGTAGTTTCAAATTTGATTAAGGGGTATTAAATGGCACACTTTTTTGTAGAATATGATATGTTGGTTGGGTTGCTTTCTCACGCAACCTCTGTAACTTCTGACTCAGCGCTAAAAGACTCTGATAAGACGGTAGTCTTTATGGTACATGATGAAGGTGAAAGCATTGTAGCAGCTAAAAACTCTGACTTGATGATTCGTGTAGCCTTTACTCCAGAACAGGTAGAAAAAGCAGGAAACATCCAAATCAACTCTTCAGAGCTGAACAAAATCCTTGGAACGTACACTTCTCTAAGTCGTACTAAGGTTGACTTTGTTGAGTTCCGTGAAAATGAAAATCGAGTGCAAGTAATTGTACACGAATCTGACCTAGACGAAGAGCAAGACCTATTCGGTGGGGTAACCTCTTACAGTCTTGACAATATCAAAATTAAAGAGCGCTTACTTGAAGACCTTAAACTTAAGTTCGAAGAAGAGAAAGCTGAGTCTGTAAGTACTATTGAACTGGATATGGTTCTCTCTACTATGATTCCTGTAATGGACTCTAAGAAGGGTGTAAATAACAACCTCATCCACTTCGCTGAAGATGTTATCTTCGTAATGGACACTCGTTGCCAAATCTTCTACCAAAATATCTTACCAGAAGTACTGCACAACTCTTCATTCCGTTACACTTCTGTAGCTTACATGAAGAAAATGGCTGAAACAAGTAACCACTTGACAGTGGTATTGCAAGGTAATAAATTTGCAGTACGTTCTGAAGACGGCTCAATCGAAGCTTTCGTAAACCACTTGCCTGTACGCTTTAGCTACAAGCCTACGCTTGAGAGTATCACAAAAGCTAACGGTGTTATCCTTGACCGCAAATTCTTGAAAGACTTGATTCGTCGCCTCAGCACGATGGGTACTGACGCTACATTCTCTATCCAAGAAGACGGAGTTCACATTCGTACCAATGATTTCTCTAGGGTAATGCCTATCAACAACGCTAAAGGCGATGTCTTGGGTACGGAGTTCAAAATGAAGACTTCGTTGCTCTCTTACATGATTGTCGGTGACGACTCCGTAATGAGTCCTAACCTTTTCCTTTACTTGGATAAGGCAACTCGTGGAGTGGGGTATCAGTTGTCTATTTCGGACGACAGTGGTGCATTCATCTCTAACACACGTACTAGCTAGGGGGTATCTCCTTGGCTAGTACCTCTCTAAGAAAGGGGAACTATTTATGGGAGTATATTCTTCTAGTATTGTTTCGCTAAAGCGTGACTTGAAAGAGCGTTCTCGCTTAACTGAACTCCTTACTACTAAACGTAATACGGTAGAAGAAAAGTCAAAAGAGTACGATACTTTAGTTGAAGCATCTAAACTTATCTCTGCAGTCGCTGACAAGCAGGCTATGGAAACGTTAGACTACATCACTGCAGTTATCAACAAAACTCTTGGTGAGTTGTTTAAATCTGATACAAGACGTATCTACTTGAAAAAGCAAATGCACGCAGGTCGGTATGCCCATCTTAAGGTTTTACTTACTGATGCTGACGGTATCGAGTATGATATGCTATTGCAGTCAGGTACAGGTTTACGACAAGTTATCTCATTCCTGTTTTGCTTGTGCTTAATCCAAATCTCTGGTGGTCGCAAAATCTTCATCCAAGATGAGTTGCTTGGTGGAACGCATGGAGCAGCCAAGGAAGTTCTCAAACAGATTATTAAAATTTTCGCTAAAGAGTTCCAATTCGTTATGGTCGAGTATGGCTTTGACGACATTGGGAAAATCTATAACGTTGAAAAGACTGGTAAGACTTCTGAGGTCATCGACCTAGATGGACAAGATTATGTACCTAATGCCATCTACATGTTCTCTGATGCTGAAGGAAATTTAGGTCTTGCCGAAGTTGAATAGTTTATTAGTTTACACAAGTTCTTTTGTAGAGCTTGTGTATTTTTGTTTTTAAATGGCTATCTCTCTTTTCCATTGACGTTTATTTTCGTACTGGAAAGGAGTAGTATCAAAGTAGAAAAATTTAAGTATAGAAAAGAAAGGAAGGTAATTCCATGGGATATGTTTATGATAGCGTAGTTGCCGTTTTAGGTGGCAAACCTCTTATAACTCCTACCAAAGAAGGTAGTCTAGTCCAGAATTGGTCACCTAACATGTTTAGACGTGTTGCTATCCTTACTGATGGCGCTTTAGTTGAATATCATGGTTTCGACCACCGTGTTAAAGCTATACCTTTTGACATGGTTAAGGTTTCTGAGGACATGGCTCAGGGTAGTAAGTATAAAAATCCTCTCCGCCCACTCTTCGAGAACAAGGCTCTCTCTTGTTTGGAGGAGGTGTTCATCTCGGAAGCATTGGTAACCGACCAAATGGTAAGGA